ATGAAAAATCAACGTAGCGCAAAAGTAATACAGGAAAAAGCGGGCTGGCGGGTTGAGTGTCGTGAACATGATATTTTGCTCCATACGCTTTATTTTGATCTTCGATCTGAAGTTTTAGCCATTACGCGTGCAGAAATGTGGGTGGCTGTGGGTGTGGCTCTGTCTGTTTCATACGGTGCGCCTAAGCAAGATTTGGGGTGTATCGATGAGTAATTTAGGGGCTTGGGATAATCCCCCCCCCTATCTAATAGGGGGGGTCGAGATTTGAAAACTTTGGGCGAACTAACGTCAGAATCTTTGGAAACCGTTGTTTTAAATCAGGAATATGAACGATACGAAACAGCCGTAATCGATTTTGACGGAAATTTGAAAGTTATCCCGCTCCGTCGTGGGCTGGGGAACACGGCTTTTATCGACACGCTAAGTTTCACGTTTAAAGACAAATCGGTTGTAGGCTTTGCGCCCGAATTGCTTGCGCTGGGAATCCCCTCACCTGTAACCGATTTTGACGTGATGAAAAACTGGTCAGAAATTGCAGAATGGATTTTCGGATTCGGTATTAGCTCCCCTGTTCCCGTCGGCAAGGGTCGGTTTTATGACGAAAGATGGGAGATGTCGGTTGAAGGTGTTTTGTACGGTCAAGCATACATTGGCGGTCAGAATGCCACGATACTGATTGAGTTGACAGGCAAAGGGTGTACTGCTGCTAAAGACGGTTGGGAAAATCGTCTATATCGGTTTCTGAATGAGCACTCATACAGTCCACGTATAACACGTTGCGACGTAGCAAAAGATTTTTATAGCGAAGAAATAAGTCCTGATACAGCATGGGAAGCCTATCAGAAAGGCGAATTTGATAAACGCGGTAAGCGTCCGCTGGTGGCGCAAATCGGCTCTGATTGGCTTAATGGAACGGATAACGGCAAGACGCTCGGTGTTGGATCTAAAAATTCTTCTTGCTATTGCCGAATCTATGATAAGGCAAAGGAACAGGGGGATACATCGGGGATATTTTGGACAAGATTTGAACTTCAGTTTATGGGCAAAAACTGTCTGATTCCTCTCGATATATTGCTTAATCCTGGGCAATTTTGGGGCGGTGCTTTTCCAATTTGTGAGCGTTTGCAGGATTTTGGTTCAGCTAATCGTTATTTGTCGTCTGAAAAGCGTATTCAGATTTCGATTGATCGTGTTCAAGAGGTTGCATCTAATCAAGCCGGTCGTGCTGTGAATATGATGATTCAGTTGGGTATGTCGCCTGAAGAGATTGTTGAGCGTCTAAGGCGCAAAGACGGCGCATTGCCTGAGCGTGTGAATCCTGCCTCTTATTCGGTTGAGTACGCATTGAGTGCAAGACGTCATTATATGCAGTTTATTCATGACGAGTATGAAGGTTCTATCGAATTGGATTTGATGGACGAGTACGGAATGGTTCTTCAAGGGTTGGGAAATGATTAAAGGTGTTGAGTGTAATAGGAAGATTTATCCGTGCATTTTAGTTGATGACGAATTGCATGATTTTTATGTTTTCAGGCGTGTTTTGATTTGTCTATCAGTGAGCCAATTTGCTGAATTTAAAGGTGTATCTGACAAAGATAATGATGAATTTGAATATATGGTTCATATGGGAATTAAACACGCACTTAATTTAAATTGTTTTGCATATCATTGCGATAAAGATGGTCGATTGATGTGTATTTTTAGTCCAAAAGCCTAATAAGGCAGGAAGGTAATTTGATATGAAAATGTTCGCTAAAGTTCAAGGCTTAAAACGTTCAAAGGGTGTCATGAATGACACAGGTAAGGCATACGATTCTACAACGGTCTATGTTGAATTTCCGTTTGCACGAAACAATCCCGATATGCGCGGTTCTGCAACTGAGCCGATGAAGTTCGGCACTTCTGAAAATTTCGATAAATTCAACGGTATCCCTTTGCCGTTTGAAGCGGAAATCGACATTGAAGTACAGACTAATGGTAATCGTGTTCAGAATGTGATTGTCGATATTCAGCCTGTTTTGAATAAAAAAGACAATACTCCGCAAAAATAATTTTAGGGCTGTCCGCTTGCCCTAGAAAGCGGATTTTATTAACTTTTTGAGGTAAAACTATGAAACTCGCAAATTTGAAAAAAGTCGCCGTTGGCGCAACTCTGGCAACCGCTTCTGCTTTGACTATGGCCGAAGGTATTGGCGACGTGTCAGCCAGTATTACGGGTGAGCTTGCAAAAGTTGCTCCGGTAGTAACTGCTGTTGGTGTTGCTTTGATTGGTGTTTACGTGCTGATTAAAGCTTTCCGTTTGGTTTCAAGCTTCCTGCGCGGTTAAAAAACAGGGGGCAATATGGGTGCGCGTGTCGGATTGCAATGCTTTCAGTCAGCTGAAACGGCTACTGATTATGTCGTTTCTCAGGTTGTCCCCGTTTTGCATTCGGAGGGCTATTTGATAGCCCCTCGGAAGCAAGGCAAAGACTGGTTTGTCGGGGCTGAAAAGGTTGTTTTAAATTTTCCTGAGTGTTCGATTTTGGAACAGATGGGGTATGGATCACAAATTGCTACGCCCTTTGTGCTTGTTTTTGTGATTATGTTTTGTTTCAAAATTGTAGCTCGTTTTATAAATTCTTCAGGTGTTTCCGATGGTAACTGATTTTCCATTTCTTGTTGGCTTTCTCGCCACTCTGTCGTTGATTTTTTTGTTTAAGGGGTAATTTATGAAGAAAAATAGTCTAGCGGTCGCAATCGTAGCGGTCGCTTTTTTGTTTCCTGTTCAGTCTTTTGCCGATACTGCAAAAGTCGGAGATGTTACTTGGGGATTTAGAACTGATAAACGCCTCAATGACATGACAAGTCTATGGGAGCCGAAACAAATAGGCATTTTGGATAAAAAAACAGGTATCACGCACATTACCACAATAACAAAAGTGGCCTGTGTCCTAGACCAGTGTCTTTATAGAACTGAGTATCAAGGAACAAAGGGAAAAAAGCAAGAAATGCAAGTCTTTGATATTGAGGACGTTTTACCGAAAAATTCAGGAAATAAAAAAATAAGTATGGGCGACAAGGACGTCGAAGAAAACGCAAAAAAGCTTGGCGTGGAAAAAGAGAAGTTGAAAAAAGCATTGGAAGATGAGAACGAATATCAAAGATTGCTGAGAGAAATTCAGGTCAAGAAAGAACAGCAAAGACGGAAAGAACAAGAAGAAAAGGAAAAAAATAAAAATAACGGAACAACTGGCAACGGTGGCGGAGGTTCAGGTGGTGGCGGAAGTCATGGCGGTGGTGGAAATTCAGGCGGTGGCGGAAGTAATGGCGGTGGTGGAAATTCAGGCGGTGGCGGAAGTAATGGCAGTGGTGGAAATTCAGGCGGTGGCGGAAATAATGGCGGTGGCGGAAGTTCAGGCGGTGGCGGAAGTCATGGCGGTGCAGGAAGCTCAGGAACAGGCGGTAAAGGCGGTACAGGTTCTAAAAAATTAGAGAATATTTATGTAAATGAAATGACTGGTGCAATCTCTGACACATATGAAGGCGCGTGTTCGGGTACAGATAAACATGGTTGGGCAATGAGAATGATGGACCATACAAGTGGAGGAAGATTTTGTCAAATTTATGAACCTGACGGAAATGGGGGGCGTCCATTGGGTTCAGCCCCAATCGAAAGGGAGAGAGTTTCTAGCCAAGAGGGGGACTGCGGTCCGGGTTCTAATATGACCTTTGGAAAAAAATCGAACGGTACTTTTTCCGTAGTCTGCACTTATAAACACAAGCCGAAAACAGAAAGTTCAACTGTCGGCTCTACTGGCTCTTCAAGTTCCACTGAAAAGAAAGACGGCGAATCATCAAGCCCTAATGGCTCGTCCGACGGGGGCGGTGGTGGCGGTGGTCGAAGCGGAGCTGACCACGCCACAGCGCCCGACGGCGGAATGCAAGGGGGCGGAAAGAATAGCGGAAGTGGAACAAGTGGAACGACTGGCGGAAGCGGTCAAGATGGAACGACTGGTTCGGGTGGTCAAGGTGGAACGAGCGGTTCGGGCGGTCAAGGTGGAACGAGCGGTTCTGGCGGTCAAAGTGGAACGAGCGGTTCGGGCGGTCAAAGTGGAACGAGTGGTTCTGGCGGTGGTGGTGGCCAAGATTCTGAATTGCCTGAAATGCCTGATTCTCCGTTCGGTAACGGTGATAGTGAGCCAGATTGGGGCGGTCTTAAATCAAATGGCGATTTTGGAACATTCAGGCCATCTTCTGCTTTTAGTACAGGTGGAGCTTGTCCTCAAGATTTAACTTTAGATTTCGGTCAGTTCGGTGTTCATCAACTTCCAATGTCTTATGTTTGTATGGCCGTTGAAAAGCTCCGTTATGTGTTTATTTTCTTGGCCTATTTCGTATCTGCAATGATGGTTTTTAGAACCGTCAATTCCATGAAAGGATAAAAAATGCCTGCTTTTCTCGCTGGGCTTTTCCGTGTTTTGATGTCATACATGGGTCGGCTTCTTGCTACCTTTCTTCCCTCTCTCAAAACACTTTTTTTCCAAGTTCTTATTGGCTTGGGTGTTTCTCTTGTTTCTTATGAGGGTTTAAGTTTCGCAGTTGAGGGCATTCTTGACTATATCAAAACTAATTACTTCGCCATGCCTGCCGATTTGATCGGACTTTTGGGGTTGGCTGGTATTCCCGAAGCTTTGAACGTTATTTTCGGCGGATTCTCTTTTTCTTTTGGAATTTGGGCTTCTTTTCGCTCACTGAAATTTATTAAATAGAGGTATTAAAAAATGATTACATTGATTACTGGCGTTCCTGGCTCTGGTAAGACATTGATGGCCGTCTCTGATTTGGCCAAAAAAGTAGATAAAGAATGGGCTGGCCGTAAAATTTTTATTCACGGAATCCCCGAATTGACGATTCCGACTGAGCCTATCCCAGACGGCCACACAATTCAAGACATGCACGTTTGGCTAAAGAAACCTGAAAATAATGGTTCGATTGTTGTGATTGACGAAGCTCAGAATATTTTTCCGCCACGCTCTGCCGGTTCAAAAACTCCTGAAATCGTTGAATGGCTTCACGTACACCGACATTCAGGGGTTGATATTATCCTTATTACGCAAATGCCGGGTCGAATTGACAAGCAAGTACGCGATTTGGTGGGCGCGCATTACCATATTCATAAGACACCGCTGGGCGTGAGAATGCGTTATTTTTGGGATTACTGTGAAAATAATCCTAAAACTGGTATGAAAAATGCTAGACCTGAAGTCTATAAATTTGATAAAAAGGCATTTGGACTTTACAAGTCGGCAGAGATACACACTAAAGTCAAAACTCCGAAAAGTAGAGTTTTATACATTATTCCGATCGCGTTTGTTGTCTTGGGCATTTCGTCTTTTATGGGCTACAAGTTGCTCACGGGGCTTGGCCAAAAAGAAGATATTGTATCTGATAGTCAAAATATGCCTATTCCCCAAGCTGAAATCCCTCCCCCTCAAGATTTACAGCGTATGGCCGTTAAAAGCTCGCAAAATGTTGGTGGCTCGGTTGGCCAACAGCTTGCAAGCAGGGAAGATAGGCATTTGACGGAAGAGATGTTAAAACCGACTGTTGAAGGTCGGGTAGAATCAAAACCGATTTATGATAATGTCCGACAAGTGAAGCAGATGGAGTATCCTGTTGCGTGTATTTCTGGCGGAAATTCTGGTTGTTCTTGCTATTCTTCTCAAGGTTCGGCAATCAAAGAAATTGACAAGAAAACGTGTAACGACTATGTGAAAAACGGTTTACCTTTCAATCCGTACAAAGAAAAACGAATTGAAGTATCAAATTCTGATGTTATTGAAAAACCATCATCCGCTAAGACTGATTCTTCGGTTTTAGTAATGGGCGGAAAATCTCAGCAAAACTTGATGTATGACGGTTATGTTGAGGCCGGAAAGGAATTCAGCTCGAATGGCGGTGTAGTCGGTTCAAATTAGATAGAAAAGGTCGTTTGTTTTCAGACGGCCTTTTTTATTTAGGAATTGGAATTTTAGGTGTCAAGGGGGAAGCTTTGTAAAGATTGGGTGGGGTTTCCAATCTTTACGAATACCCACTTGATTCCGAAAATTTCAAGGGACACGCTTGTGTCAGGGGAGCAGGAAAGGTTTTATCTCCTGCTCCCCTGCCACGTGGCGAACGTCGCCGAAGGCAAAAAGAATTTGTAGTTTTGGGGAAAATTGACGAAACGACAAATTATGCGAATCTAGACTGATTGATCAAAAGGCTTTTCTACAATTCACTTATAGCCACAACCAAGCCCATGTGCTTCGGCCTTCGCCTTGCAGTAAAACTAAAGTTCGGCAAGCTGAAGCTGTGTTCATGCATTCGAGACCGACTCCGTAAGTTGATAAGGCTGCGGCAATTTTGGGATGTATGAATTGTTGTTTCGCTCCGGTACCGATAATGATGACTTCAGGACGGTTTTCTGCTGCTTCAATTGCAGATAAAAAAATTTGTTCGTTTAATTCTCCGATGGTCGCTTGAGGAATGATGCTAATTTTGCCATCTTGCCAGCAAATAGGTTTTGAGTATGTTTGTTCACCAATTTGCAATACACCTTGCGAGGGTGAAAAAAATGATGTGGCTTCGGCGAGATGGTTTTCTGTAATTTTCATGGTAATTCCTGTTTTTATGGCGGAACAATTTTTCAGACGGCCTCTGGAAACTTGCAAAAAAAGGTGCAAAATCAA